CCAAGATCAGGTTTAGGCCCTCGTGAGACTCACGCTCGGAGTGTCCAGAATAAACCGTTATTGAATGGTCAAACTCTATGCTATCCATTTTTGCATAGTACTTACCTTGAAACCAAGGAGACCTTTCGATCTTAGATTTAAAGCCTTTAAAGAAAACGTTCTTTGCCTGCTGTGCATTTATAGCAATGTTAATAATGTCGATGGCGTCTCCGCCGGGCTTTCCAAAATATCTTGCGGGGTCCTTTAAGCAAAGAAGCTTGTACACGATATATGCACAGGCAACTGTAGAGGTAAAGTCTTTTCCGCTACCCTTTCCCAGCTGGAGGATAACTTCGTTCTTGGTATATTTTTTATAGTAGCGAGTGCCCTCTTCAAAACCCATAAGCTCTACGAGGTCTTCTTTTCTGTAGATCTGACTCATAGCTTCCACAATGTCATACTGACTCTGGGATAAGGTCGGCTGACCAAGATAGTCAGTTCCCTCAACAAAGGTCTTGGCGTCTACGGGAACCTCTTCGAATGGGCTATCTTGCAGCGCCTCTAAGAAATCATCAAACATTATTCGTTCACAATCGTAATGGTCTCTCCTGGCTTGGTTGCCTGGGACAGACGCTTCATAATCTTATCTCGAATCTCTGGGTGCTCAGACGCGACATCCTTTAGAATTTGTATTAAGACTTGCTGGCGCTCTTCGATCTCTACCATTTCTTCTGCTAGCTCCTTGTTCTCAAGAAGACCGGCTTTCTGCAACATGTCTATTCTGGTTCGCTCTAGGTCCATTACCAACTTGATACCTGCAGTCTTAGCTCCCAGGTTTGCCACCATGGTTGCCTCGTCGATTACTTCATAAGCCTTTGAGATAAGCTTGCTGTAGTGGGTGTCTGCACCGACAAGAGCTTCCTTAGCTCTAGCACGAATAGCAGCGTTGTCTGAAGCCATGGCTCGCCACTCGTTTAGATAACCCACCACCTTTTGCCTAGGCATAGCTAGCTCTTTAGATATCTGGGTTGGCTCCGATCCAGACAAGTACCTCTCGACAACCTTATTAACGATGTCTAAGTGTTCTACTAGCTGATCCTCAGGGGTTGACACGCTTCGCCCTCTTACCCCTCTGTGGGACTCTCTTAATTCTATCAATCTTAAATGCTCTAAACTGACAAGGGATTCCTCGGACTAACTCAAAAACATCTATCCATGTGCTGCCAGTCTCTGTATTAGTGGTGAGGCCTCGAACCTTAAACTTAGACCCATACTCTCCTCTAACCTTTACAGTATCTCCTGCGCTTATAACAAACCCGTTGATCTCAAAGCTAGGCTCTGTCTCAAAGATGCTGTGGTGAACTACGCTTGAACGCTTACGTCTAGCCATTATACTCTCTCCTTTGCTATCTTCAATAATACCAGATATCCTATTAAGTCGTCGATGTCATTGTCTCCTGGCCAGTCATGGCCGTTCTGTATCCTAGATAGCTTGTCGTCAATACGAACCAAGATCTGCTCCACGTTGTCTGACTTGGAGAAGACTCTTGTGGGGTGTAGGGCTGAGTCGCCGTAGGATCGATTCTTAGCCACTAACATATCTTTTACCTGATTAGCTACCCGTTCAATATCTTGTTCTGTTTGCACACTCATCTGCGTGATTTCCTTAATCCAAATTTTGCTAGGTAGACGTATATAGTTTCTACGCTTGCTCCACACTCTTTTGCGATTTGCTCGGGGCTCTTCTTGTCTGTGTGGTATCGCTTGCGCAACCAGTTTTCTGATGTATATAGTTTAGCAGAGGACATATTACTTGTCAACCTTTCCCCAATTATTAATTGCGTAATGACCAATGCCTATTGCATCGGCTACGTCATTATCTGTTACGGACTTATCATAAATAATATTAACAACGTTAATAGTTCTTTGTTTCCTAAACTCACGTTCACGGTTCTTGTACCAGGAGGCAGACTTGTTTGGGGTCTCTGCCTGTATCCCAAGCTTTTCTTCTTTTGTTAGCTTGCCGTTTCCAAGATATATCTGCCAAGTGATTGGGTTAATTGATCCAGCAATCCGGATTCCGTTTTGGGCTGCTGCGCCGAGCATGGCACCCTGCACAAGAGCTAGGTCTGCGGCAGTCTTTGGTGAATTAATAAATACAGTATGCTCAATGATTATAGCGTCTATGTCAAATAGTTTAAAGAACGATACACACTTCTTTGCAGAGTCAGAAACTTTAGAGTAAGTGCTTACACCTTTAAAGTTTATCTTTCCGCTGTGCGTTAAGGTCTGTCCATCAAAGATAGCGAATGCCATACTATTGGTACTTGCGTCAATTGAGCAAACTCTTTGTGGCTTAGGATTCATCGCTGATAGGTTTACCATTGGACATCCCCTTTAGCTCACGCAACGTCTTGGATACGATATCTGGGTCGATAGCGCACGTAGAACATATTGAGTCTTCGTTGTATACAGAAAGCTTTGTAGGGCAAGACCTGCAGGTCTTTAAATTCTTTGCCCTCTTTTTTCTTTTTACAATGGCGTATCGTTCTGATATCTTTTCTTTTGTGGCTTCCTCCCGACATTCTGCGGAGCAGTATATCTGGTAAGATATGCCAGTAACAAAAGAGTTACCACATCTTTTACAATGTTTTTGGTTCATCTAAGGGCTCCAAGGACGGTAGTTTGATATCTCCCTGACCAGCCTCTGCACACGCGGCCTGGATAGGACACGTCTTGCAAATCTTTGAATTAGATCTGTAGTTCTTCTGTGGAAGAGTTTGATCTTCCCAGGCTTTCCGAACTGACCTCATCCAATCAAAAGCTGCATTAACCCACTTAATGTAATAATCACTTATCTGTACTGGTATGATCAGTAACTCGTGATTATTTTTGTTTTCATAAATAAGAACTGCTTCAGTTCTATTTAAGATCTTCATGTAAAGAAGAAGCTGTATGATGTGACCAGCCTTTGCCTTACCAGTTTTCTTTCTATACTCGAACCCCTCCATGGGCATGGTCTTGATCTCTCCTAAGAGATCCTTGCCTTCCCAGTTCAGCATGACATCCCCGTAACCAAAAATTGGTGGGTCATCATGTTTTACCTTAAACTCAGAGTCAATTAAGAAGTCGTCCACGTTCCCCATGGCTTCCTGTATGCGCTCGTGAGCCTTGGTACCGGAGTTCATATTAGCTCCACCGTAAGCATCCGCATTGTCTGCGAAGGTCGCACCATTGAAAGCTAAGTACCAATATCTAGGGCACTCCCCATGAGAAAAGGCAATGGTGCTAGGTGCAAAGCTTTTCTTTGTCTGGAACTTGTCAACACGCTTTACTGTGTAACCGGTTCTTATCTTGTCGATGAGGGCATCGTGGTCCAAGAAGGACCTATTAGCTGCTGCCTTTATCATTATCTGACTTAATAAATTGCTTACCATATTAATACTAGCGAATAATATATTTTAACGCTGCTACAAGACTGTTAATAGACTCTGCTGCAGTGAAGTATATATTCTTCTTCGCTCTATCTCCCTTATCTACGTTTACCATCCAAGTGGCCCTAAGTGACATCTTAGCTGCAATTGCTTGCAGCCTTACAATCTCAATAGTTGCCACTGGAAGTGGAATATCTGGCTTAATAATTATCTTAGCAACCATTACAAGTGCTGAGGTTAGCTCTTCATCTTGCATGAAGTCTGCTATCTCTGCCAACCCATTGATCTGCTCTAGTGTGCTTCTGTCTTGGTTACTGGTTTCCATATTATACCTTTACTCTATTATACACCATCAGGAGGATGCTGAGGTGATCGTGGCAGATGTCATGCTTTTAGTGCTTCGCAACCACTTACCACAATCCATGCACTGGTATCGCTGATAAGTTGCTGTTGAGTTTGTGACTTCACCGCTTGGTATGAGGGCATAGGACGCACAGTTTGTACATCCTTCTTCTACCCCATCATGTAGCGCACGGTTTGGGTGTGTATTAATCCATGGCTGTAACTTATCGTAAACATCCAGTAGCAGGTTCACGTCTTGGATCTGATACTTTTTCATCTCTACCCAAGCCTTTTCATCGCCGGCCATGCAGTCCAACCATAGCGAAAACCCTGAGTGCTTAACCTTGGAACCCACACCAAGGGCTTGCGCAACATAATCCAACTTGTTTGACGGAAACCTAAAGTTTGCCTTGGTGACAGACATGAGGTCCAAGTCTTTTGTTGGTGAAGGAGGAAGCAGTCCGTTCTCTAGGAACTCTCGATTAATGTGCTTATGGTCAAACCCTGTAGAGTTCCAACCAACCATGACGTCAGCCTCGTGCATCAGGGAATGAAGCTCCTTAAGCATTTCTTCTTTACCGTCATGATGCAAAGACTTAAACACAACCTTTTTCTTATCTCCCCACCTTGCACCGAAGCACAACATCTCCGTAGGTTTTACGATTTGTCCGATACTAATATTCTGATCCCAAAGTCCCCACGTGTAAGCAAGGATAGGTGTAGTCTCTATATCTAGAAATAGTGTTTTCATTTTTGATTCTCCAATAGCTGCTCTAGTAGTGATAGCTCTATGATAGCTAATCTTGTCTTGCGGTTACCGTCGCCCATTACCAAGACGAGTGCTGGGTCTGCGTTTGACTTCATGGCATCTGTTACTGCTTTTGCCCAGATGTCTTGGTCTATTCGCATACCCTTTGGATATTCTTTAAAGTCAACAACAAAGTTTTGCCAAGTGGCATCGCCCTTCTTGTTATTTCTTCCAGAGTTTTTGTGCTGTGTAGCACCAATTCTCTTGGACTCAGATCTCTCGCTCATAGTCTCTCTTTGTTTTCTTTATAGTTAATTGTACCTTAGTTAGGTGGTTTTGTCCACACATCCAAGTAAGTTCCGTTACCTCTGGATAATGCCTAAGTGAGGTCACGGGGTCCTTGCATACATGACAGTTAAACTTTCCGGTGTATGTGCTGTATCGGCTAGAGCCCATTGACCTTGTCCCTAAGCTCTTGCTGAAGGGCAGAGTCCTCTCTGGCACGCTTTACGAACGCGTCTCTTCCCTGAACCTTTGTACCGTCTGGAAGGATGTACCAAGCACCTGTACGCTCCACATAGCCCACCATCTCTGCCGTATCTACAAGGTCTCCAATAACATCGATTCCAATAAGGTCTCCCTTATAGTAAAACCCATACTCTCCAGACTCTCCTGGTGCAGAGGTCTTAGAGTTTTGAACCTCCCATCGAACTGTCCGACCTAGCTTTTGCTCTATCAGCTTGTCTCCAACTTGAATCTTG